CATCAAAAATGCCAAGACCTTGGCTGAAATAGACGTGTTATTTGATATAGCATGTGTAGAGTTACTAAGCACAAACACTATTACAATATCACAATTAAAAACAGTTTCTGCAGAAAATTTAGTTACTATTGCTAATAAAAAGAAGAAAAATGTATAGCACACATGAGATCTGGTAGTAATTGAGCATAAAGACTATATAGTAAGCATGACATGGACACACCAAGGAAATTTAGTCGAAACGCTTCCAATAGACTGTATTGGATTTGTTTACGTTATTACCAATAGCGTAACCAATCGAAAATACATAGGCAAAAAACTAGCAAAATTTAGTAAAACAACTTATAAAACAGTTAAACTTAAAAATGGCACAAAAAAGAAAAAGAAAATTAGAAGCAAAATCGACAGCGACTGGCAAGACTACTACGGGTCAAACATAGAACTTAACAAAGATGTAGAAATATTAGGCAAAGATAAATTCTTAAGAGAAATTTTATATTACTGTACATCAAAGGCACAATGCTCATACATAGAAGCAAGAGAACAATTTACAAATAAAGTATTGGAATCTGCAGACTGGTATAACTGGCACATTCAAGTTCGCGTCCACGGCTCACACATACTCCACAAATAACAACTACGGAAAAGCTAAGTCCCGGCTGATAGATAGGGATCCTATAACTGGACCTCGGGTCACAGGGATGGAAATTCTGCGCCGTAGCAGAGACTAACTCCACTATCCTTAACAGGACGTAGTTCAATTGCTTGAAAAGAACTGGGTTTAGTATACGTAAAGCTAAAAAGAGTGAGCTCTGTTGACAATTACAACTCACAAGCTATGTAACCTGCTCTAATAGTGTTACGTAGTTGCGTTAAAGTCTAGTGTAAAAAGGTACCGCGAAACCGCCTTTGCTTGGTAAAAACAAGTTTCTTAATTAGAGTGTGACATATGGATGAAGGATAATGTCTAAACATACTTGGCCTTGGAATAAGGCTAAGTGTGACTGAACTCAGGATAATACTTAATCTTGTTAAAAAAGTTAATTGAGTGTTACGTTAGTAACACGAAGATTAGGCTGTGTTTACACAGCCACAATTCTAATTATCTTCTTGATTTAGCTTTAGCATCTTTCATAGCTTGCTCTTCTTGTTCTGCTCTAAACTTTAGTGCTTCTGCTAAAGAGCCACGTTCTTCTGAAGACATATCATGAATATCGTGAAATGACATTCCGCTATAAATTGCTAGTAACATAAGGTCTTTCCTTATGGCTTTCTGATCTTCTTCGAACGAGCTAACAAACTGTGCTAACTCAGCGGGTTCTTGAAGTAATGAAGAAAGCCTTAGGCGAAAAAATCGCTGGGATTCATAGGCAGTTCAGTTGTATGTTCAACTTTACAAGAACTACAAGTAAACTTAATAGTAGTATCTACACCAGCATCCATTAATGACTTTAAGGTTTTATCAATTGCATCAAATTCAGGCTTACTGATAGTTGTTAACCATTCTCTAATCATTGTTCTATCATTGAATTCTTGACGGTCAGGAGTTTCTACTTTTTCTATGGCAGATGAAATCAAATCCAATGTTGCATCTAACAGTCTAGTAAAACTTCCACCTGCAAATCTAATTTTTTGCAATTGATCCTGAACATCTTTTTCTACTTGTTGTCCTTTGGCCATTTCTTCAAAGCCAGCAATGCTGACTTTATTTTGAGCAGACAATGTGTAAGGCTTTACAGTTACTTTGATACCCGACGATAGTTCTACCATTTTAGATCCAGTGTAAAACACAGTGGTATCTAATAGATTGCCAAGATTTACATTAACTGGATTCTTTACCGATGGAACACAGTCGGGACAAACAAACTCAGTTTCCATAAAATCACCGTAAGTACTCATTCTGATACCCACCATAATTGAATCAATATCAATGGCCGGTACTTCGTTTGGATCTGAAATCCCGGGCACACATGTTCTGAATACTTGCTTTAGTGCTTCGCCGTTTAATAATGCATCAGGACTTTTTAATAAGATTTCGTCTTTAGCAGTCATAGGATATACTGCTATTTCTCCCGAATCCGACAAATCAATTGGTTTACTATAGCTTTGCCCGCCGCTGGGTAATTTGATATATCTTGCTGGGCGTTTGTTATATTGAATCAACGGATTCATTTTTGTGTTTTCCATGGTATTTTTCTCCGATAAATAATACTATACTAATGAGTATTTATATACGTAGATAATGGCAACCACCCCTAAAAATATACCCTTACCCGACGGGTCCGAACGCCCACAATGGGCCACGGAAGAAACGTTACTTAAACTGCTAGACAAATTTGGCGGCAGTTCTGCAGGTGTAGGTGCGGCTGGCGGTACATCTAAATCTGGCACAGGCAGTAGTGGATCATCTGGCGCCGGAGGAAGCCCAATGGAATCTCTGGCAGAGATGGGTGAAACTGCACAATCAGTAAAGAAAAACTTTGGGGACATGGGTGACGCTACCAAGCGTCAAAGTTCAGCTACACTTGCAATGACGCATGGCGCTATGAACGCTGGCAAAAAACTATTTGCTATGGCAGAAGGGTCAGCTAGTGTAGATGGTGCAATGAAAACATTGGGCAGTGGCATGTCTAGTCTGGGAGCATTAATTGGCGGCCCATGGGGAATGGCAATACAGCTGGCGGCAGTAGGTGTTACAGCTATGGCCGCAAAGGTAGGAGAATATCTTGATTCCATGGACAAAATGGTCGAGGCTGGACTTGGGTATAGTGACAAATTAGGAGAAAGTGCCGCCATTGCCGCAAGTGCTGGACTGTCACTGACTGGATTTTATAGTGCATTAGAAAAAACAGGACAAGCATACAGGTCACTGGGTGCAAATGGATTAGAAGCCGCAGACAACTTTGGTAAACTACAAACAGAAGTAAGGGACACATACGGTACTTTTGGTATGACACGCCAACAGTTAGCTGAAGGTAGTGCCGACTTTATTAATGTATTTGCGGCCCAGGGCCTTAAGGGATCTGACGCAGTAGCAGGTGCGGCCAAGGCATATGGTGGCACATTGGAAACATTACGTGAAGTCAGCGTGGCCACTGGTGCTAGTATGGCAGGCATGAAGAAAAGCATGGGCGACTTATTAAAGAGTCCAATTATAACAGCAGGATTAAGAGCATTTGGTAGAAGCACCGAAGATGCAATACAATCACTAGCCCGCGGTGCGGCTGGCATGGAAGCAGTGTTTGGTAAACTCGGTGCTGAATTATTTAAACAAACTGCTGAAGCAGAAGCCGCTGGCCTTAGTATTATTAATACAAAATTAGGGCAGTCGTTTGCGCCGTTCGGTGACGTAGCTATATTAGATAACTTCCAAAAGAAATTAAAAGACAACACAGTTAGTGCAGGTGAATTTGGTAAGAGTGCAGAAGCAATGGTCAACAGCATGGGCCCTAACATACCTACACTACGATTACTGGCCCAACAGGGCGATGCTCAAGCCGCACAACTAATTGAAATGTATCAAAATGCTAAAAAGTATACAGAAATGAGTACTGAAGAATTAGAAGCAATAAAGAAAAAAGGCCGTGCAGAAGAAAACTTGAAAAAGATAACAGAAAAAATGGGTGCAATGATGGACAAGTTGTCCGCTAAACTGTTTGGACTAATAGATACAATACCTATATCAATGTTTGATGATTTGGCTAGTATATTGGAAGTTACTACAGATATATTAGGTGGACTGTTTACGGTTGTTGGTTGGGTATTAAAGCCAATGTTTGTAGCACTGGCGACTGCGATAGGGGTTGTAGTTAATGTATTCAAAGTAATATTTGAGATAGGATCAGAATTAGGAGACATGTTTGGTGCTCTGGCAGATGCTATTTTTGATTTAGATTTTGGACGAGTGTTAGACGTTCTTGTAATAGGTGTTAAAAATGTATTTGGTATTGTAGTGGATGGCCTAGTTGCAATATTAAAACCGGCAGTTGATTTTTTATCTAACATATTTTCGCCAATTGTTTCGGCATTTAGTTATGTAAAAGACGCAATTGGAAAATTTACTAGTGCATTAACTGACAATTGGTTAGTTAGAAAACTACTAGGTGGTGGCGACAAATCAACACCTGCAACCACTGCGGGAATGTCAGCACCAGTGTCAAATAATAGCGCGGCGGTAGTTTCGGCGAATAGAAATGTCCAAACGATGCAATATGGTAATCAAGAAGACAATAATAAACAACAAATGCAGATACAACAAGACATGAAAGACCAATTGACAGCAAGTGTCAGAGTCCAAAAACAAACAGCCGATAATACCGAACGAACTGGTAAAGCAGTTGAAGCGACCGGCGCCTACGCTTAAACTAAATATTAAACTATGAAGAATACATAAATGTCTTGGAAAAAATACTTTAACGTTCAAGGGTCTGCATTTAATCCCGGGAACCAACCCCCAACAAGTAATACTAGAGGTGTCACAACCAGCAAATTTTCTAGTTACTTAAATGAAGTGTATACTGGAACACCAAATCGTGTTGACCGTTATATTCAATATGATCAAATGGACATGGACAGCGAAATTAATGCCGCCCTAGACACCATTGCAGAATTCAGTACACAGTTTGATGCAAAAACAAATGTACCATTTGATGTACATTTCAATGATACCCCAACTGACAGTGAAGTTAAAGTTGTTAAGAAAGCACTACAACAGTGGTGTAGAATTAATGAATGGGATAAACGTTTATTCCGTGCAGTACGTAGCGTATTAAAATACGGCGACAATTTCTTTATTCGTGATCCAGAAACATTTGAATGGATATGGTTAGATCCTACTGCACTTACTAAGATTATTATTAATCAAAGTAAAGGAAAAATGCCAGAGCAATATGTTGTTAGAAACTTGTCTCTGGACATAATGAATAAAACAGCCACGGACATTATCAAACACGATACACAGTTCCAGTCTGCAGGCGCAATGGGCAAATTAGGTACAGCCGGCAGTGGAGCCCAGCAGTACGGTATTAAAAATCAAGGTGAAACAGAAGAATTTGGTATTGATGCAGACCACGTAGTACATTTGTCAATGACTGAAGGAATGGATAATAATTGGCCGTTTGGTACAAGCATATTAGATCCTGTGTTTAAAATTTATAAACAAAAAGAATTGTTAGAAGATGCTATTATTATCTATCGTGTGCAACGTGCTCCAGAACGTCGTGTATTCTATATAGATACAGGTAATATGCCAGCACACATGGCCATGGCGTTTGTTGAACGTGTTAAAAATGAAATTCATCAACGTAGAATCCCAAGCCGTAACGGCGGCGGACAAACAGTTATGGATGCGGGATATAACCCGTTAAGTATGATGGAAGACTACTTTTTTGCTACTACTGCTGATGGTAGAGGTAGTAAAGTAGAAACATTACCAGGCGGTGAAAACTTGGGTCAAATCGATGACTTGAAGTTCTTTACTAATAAAATGATGCGAGCGTTGCGTATACCTAGTAGCTATTTGCCTACTGGACCCGATGACGGAACTTCAGCATATCAAGATGGCAAAGTAGGTACTGCATTTATTCAAGAGTTCCGTTTTAACAAGTATTGCCAACGTATACAAGGACTAATTGCGCCACGTTTCGATGAAGAATTTAAGTTATTTTTAAAATTTAAAGGCATTGAAATTGATGCAAGTACATTTGATTTACGATTCCTACCGCCACAAAACTTTGCGGCTTATAGGGAAACAGAGCTAAATGCAAGCAGAGCCAGTGTGTTTACACAGTTAGCAGAAATTCCATTCTTAAGCAGAAGATTTGTGTTAAGCAAGTATCTAGGCTTAGAAGAAGACGAAATTGTAGAAAACGAAGAAATGTGGTTAGAAGAAAATCCAGACAAGCACGATGATGCTGGTATGGGTACTGACGACATGATGAACGCAGGTAGTGCCGGCGGTATTGGCACTAATGAACTAGGAGCAGTTGGAGTACAACCTCCCGCTGAAGGCGGAGAAGAACTACCACCCGAAGGCGGAGAAGAAGGCGGCCCACCGCCCGAAGGAGCACCACAATGAAATTTTTAGAACTACGAGAAAGTATCGAAGAAGACACAAAGTCTAATAATGATATCTTCAAAGGACAACTTGATCAATTACGTAAAACGGATACACGCCGCGGCCGTTTAACGCTTATGCACTTAAATAAGTTACGTAAAATGAAAGAAGTACGTAAAGCAGAAGTTAATAAAAAAGCCCAAAAACTGGGTATAATTTACGCAAGAGCTTCGGCCCAATAAGCTCAAAGGCATACTTATGCCGCGGCCTAAAATCTAAAAAACACGTTTTTTAGGCCTTTTCTAAGGGTATTTTACCCACCTCCTTTAAATAATAATACGATAACATAATCTTTGTACAAGGAGATATACGAATGTCAAAAAAGATACTAGAACAAGTGCTAGAGCACATCCTGAATAAGGAAGAAGATAAAGCTCAAGATTTACTACACTCATTTTTCGTTGAAAAAGGACGTAGCATTTATGAAGGCTTAATCGAGGATGACCAAGTCGACGAAGACGAAGTCTTAGAAACAGAAGAAATCAACGGTAACACTGAAGATGACTTTGAGAATGATATCAATGCCGCAAAGGAAGATATTGCTAGCGAAGAAATGTTCAGCGAAGAAGGTGATGATGAAGAGTTTGGCGACGAACTAGGCGACGAAGACGATATGGACATGGACGACATGGACGACGAAGAAGGTGGTGAAACCATCAACCAAGTTGACGATGCTGTAATGGACGTTGAAGATGCACTAGACGAACTAAAATCTTTATTTGCACAACTTAAAGATGAAAACGGTGCAGGCGATGACATGGGCAACGACTTAGGCGACGACATGGATATGGGTCCTGAAGAAGAAACAGAAGAAAGTTTCCAATTTGAAGACGCTGATGAATTAGACGAATCTGCTGATTTAATCGCAGTTGCTAAACCAGCTGGCGGCGATAATGGAAACAATACAAGAAGCCCAGTACCTGCTAATAGCGGTGCTAAGGGAATGTCCGCAAAGCCAGTTAGACTAGGTAGCAGTGAATCCAGCAATGGTGGAACTGGTGCTAACGCTAAAGACATGAGTGTAAATCCAGGCAATGCTCCAGGGCAAAAGAAAGCTCCTAGTTTAAGCGCAGTTGCTAAACCAGCTAAAGCTGAAGCCGCAGGAAACACAAGATCTCCTGTAGCAGGACGTTAATATGATTAAGTATATACCACTTAGAGAAGCATTAACTTTTGATCAAGCCCAGCTTGTTGTCGAATCTCGCGATCACGCAGATGGCAAAAGCAAAGACTTGTACATGAGTGGTATTTTTATACAAGGCGGCGTTAAAAATCAAAACCAACGAGTTTACCCTGTAAATGAAATTGGACTAGCTGTTAAAAGTATAAAAGAACGTATTAACTCAGGTTATAGTGTATTAGGAGAAGCAGATCATCCAGATGATTTGCAAGTTAATTTGGATCGAGTAAGTCATATGATTACTGACATCTACATGGATGGCGGTAATGGATTAGGCAAGCTAAAGATCCTACCAACTCCAATGGGTAACATTGTTAAAACATTGTTAGAAAGCGGAGTTAAATTGGGTGTAAGTTCTAGGGGATCTGGCAATGTTAATGAAAGCGGTGAAGTTAAAGACTTCGAAATCGTTACAGTAGACATTGTTGCAAACCCTAGTGCTCCAGAGGCATATCCGAAGGCAATCTACGAACGTGTTATGATGAGCAATCGTCAGCGACAATTAATGGACGTAGCAGGTGCCGTAAAACATGACTCTAAAGCACAGAGGTACCTCCAGGAAGAGGTTCTGAAGTTTATCCAAAACCTTAAAGTCTAAGGAGAAGGTATAATGACAGTTTTTTCGGAACTACTTGGTTCAGAAGTACTCTCAGAAGATGTTAAATCTAAATTAGAGGAAGCGTTTGCAAAACAAATCGCTGAAGCTAAGACAGAATTAACCGCCAACCTTCGCGAAGAATTCGCTCAACGCTATGAGCACGATAAAGGTATGATTGTTGAATCAATGAACACAATGATTGAAGAAGCAATTACACATGAAATCGAAGAATTCAAGCAAGATAAAGACGCTTTAGTACAAGCC